GTAGCCGTCCGTGCTAAAAAAACGCCCTCATTGAGCGCACCCTTGCGTAGGTTGCATGTCTTGCATAACACCCTGAGATTATCAAGGCTGTGATCTCCTCCGGACTTGCGTGGAATGATGTGATCGATATGCATCTCACCTTCATCTGTGCCACACAATTGACAAGCTCTACCATCACGCATAAATACACGCTCTCGCTGCTCGCGATAACGCCTGCTGTTGAGGTTATCTAATGCCATCCGTACTTACTCCAATGCGCCAATGCAACGCATGGCTCACCATACCTAGCACCTATGTAGTTGAGTCCCCATACTACCTGAGTCCAACCATCTTTATCCTTTAGCCATTCGCTCTTACCCTGTGGTATTCCATAATGAGATCCATTGACTGCCTCTGGTCTCCAATTAGATTCCTTTGTATAGAGCTTATCTAAGCATTTATATTCATCCATATTAAAATCTAATAGATATAAAGCATAAGTCTTATAATCAACATATTTATTTACAGCTATGTCAGAGCTTCCTGCACTAGGCATAGTGCATAGCAGTATCCCAATAGCAACTGCTAGCACCCCACGCGCTGCACCCCAAGGGGCGCGCGGTGAGCCGTTGATCGGCTCTGCTGCAAGTAGCGTACCATCGGTGTCAAATCCATTTCTATAAATGCTGGTCAGAGCGGTGTTTCGCTTCATTGCGACTCCAATTCATTACCCTGTGGATAACTATTTATCTGTTTTGTAAAACCCTTTACCTTTAAAATGCACAGCTGTAGCACTAAAACCTTTAACCATTGGTGCATTGCATAGTTGACATGGCACTATTGGTCTACTGTCGAATCCATGAGTGATTTCTTGAGATAGATTGCAGGATTGGCATCGGTAGTCGTAGGCTGGCAAGTTAAGCATCTCCTGATCATATAAGACCCACATCCAGAGCAACGGTCGATGTCTGCCTCTGTGGGTTGATTGTCTAAGTGACCGTATTTTAATATGAGTAGTGGCAACAGATCCTCTAAGCGGATAATCGCGGCATACTCACGCGCATCCTCACCCTGTCCGTTGAGTCTAATTACTCCAAAGCCCAATTCCCCCGAAATGGCTGTGCGAGCTTTCAATTGTTTAATGTATGCAAGCGGTTGAAATCCAGCGCGGGCTTTGACTTCAACATCAAACGGTACATTCACAATATCCTTGCCACTACCCCTTCCCACACATGCGCCTTGCCACCAAGTCGATAGGTACTCAGCTACTACGCGCTCTGTGCGAAAACCTCTGTGCTTTCTTGCTTGACTAGCCATGAGCCATATAACCCATTGCAACGCCACCAATAAATAGAGACAATACCAAGAAGATTAGCAGCTTTTCTTTCTCATCCATTGACGGCCTTGCATTTAGCGCATTGCCAAGTGACAATGCCATTGACTGAGTCGGATGATATTTCTGCTAATTCACGGATCTGCACTGGCTCATTGCACAACTGACAAGCGATGAATGCTGACATCAAGTCTAGCCATTCACCATTGATCTTAATTCCAACGCTTCCCATTTTACACCTTTGCTTTCTGTGGATGCCATTTTCCATCATTGCCGATGTTGTACCAAATTGGTGGGCAATCAGATTTAACGCCACCGGCATTCATTTGATTGCATTGATAACCGCCCCATGCTCTGCCGTTTTTCTCACCTTCACGCCATCTCATGTGTCCGTGCTTGCATTGTGGTGCTTCTTGTGCTTCACCAGTACCTAATATGTCCTGCACTAGATCTAGAGCTTTGTCTAGCGTCACTGGAGCATCCACTACCTTCATGTATTCATTAACTGGAGTAGTCCAGTAATCCTGAACATCTGCAACTGTCGGCTTTACAGGCTTTTGAGCTACAACCTTGCTCATTTCCTCGCGGCTTGGTCTCTTTCCTTTAGGAGCATAACCTGCATTTGCAAGTGCTCTGCCGATTGCCGAAGTCTCACAATTCTCCAGTGCTGAAGTCTGATTGACGCCTCTAGCAGAAACCGTCTCCTCAGCGTACCCTGTCGCCCAAGCAACGCTATCGCCAGCATCTTTGTATAAGTATGCTTTAATAATGTATCTAGCAGCTTCGACCACTTCCAACTCAGTTGCAATGCGAAACGAAGGATAATCCTTAATAAACTTTTCAAGTCGAACCTCCACTGGCTCATAATCGGCTAAATTAAACATAAAGCTCATTCTCCTCTGTGGCGAGTTGACCGCCTAGTGCTCCGTAGCTGCATAGATCGATCCAGTTGTCGATGTGTTGCGCTGATTGATTAGTCCTTGCAAGTTTAACCAAGACCATGATCCCTGCCACTTGATAGTCGTGAATTGGTGTTTGTAAGTATGCGCTGAGGAGCATTGCGGTGTGTTGCAGGTTATCCGCAGGGTGACCGTATTGAAGCCCACGGTCACGGATCGTGTCGGTGCTGGATAGTAAGATTTCATTAGCGCGCATAGAATTCGTGATCCTGCTCTGCCTCTTTGTAGCCCATTGACCAACCGACAATAAACCATAAGACATTAGCAGCTAACAATAATAAAATAATTGGAACTTGCATTTGATTACCTATCTGTGCCAATGCCCTTGATCGGCTACAGACTTAGAGTCTCATGCCAATCTGACAATGTCTAACACATTTAGGTAACGAAACGGTAACGATTATCTAGGTCGGCCGTAGGACTTTCCAGCAACGATGAATGTGCCGTCCTTTTCAATGTTGATTAGATCGACCTGAACCTTTGATCCATGGACATACATGATTGCAAAAGCCTGTTGCCAGTTGGCTGAACCTTTTGTGTAATGAGCTTGCTTAAAGTCCATGAGATTGCCAACCTCAACACCATGCAGAACACGCCCTATACGGCCTCCAGAAGCCTCTGAGAAGGCCGATCTGCCTGCTCTGTGAGTATGACCTGAGATGACATTCTTACCATGCCTACGAGCCGCTTCTAGGGCTGATAAGCCCCCTTGTGGCTTGATTGGTGTGTGATCTCCATGGACTGCAATCCAGTTATGTGCAATGGCCATGGGGTTTTTGTGAAAGGTAATGCCCAGCTCATCAAACTTCATAAACTTTTCAAATCGAAGTTCTGGCAATGCACCAAAGGCAGGCACTTTAGCCATGATGATGTTATACAGTCGATCTGTGTGATTACTACGAATGCAATCAGTGACCCCTAAATCCCAAAGAAGCTGCACGGCCTCGTTGCGATCATCATCCAAAGTCTGAGCATAACTGCCCATGCGACCTTCTTCCCACTTACTAATCTGTGGAAGATCGATTTCATCGCCTATTGTCACAACCTGATCTGGCTTAAACTTTGTGATGAAGCTTGCAAGGTTACGGGTTGCAACCCTGTCATGGTACGGAACTTGAAGATCCGATACGACAACGATTCGCTTAATCGTCATCCTCATCTTCATAATCGCCAAACTTCTCAGCTTCTACTGGCTCTGGCAGGATCCAACGCGGATAAGCCATAGGCTCAACAATGATTGCTAGAGATAATTCGACATCAAAGCCTGCTCTGCGTAAGGCTCGATACATTTCTTGTAAGCCAATAGCCCATACATCTAACGCGCTATAGGTGTCAAGATCTATAACCCTTTTTTTTGCCATGACAAAATTATCGCTCTAGTAAAAGATTATAAATCTCATCGACACGCCCATTAAGTCTTTTAATTTCAGACAAAAGGTGTGTAATGACAAAGCCTGATAGACCGCCAATGGTTGCCAAGGTTGCTAAATAGATCTGGAAGAAATTATCTTGGGTCACTTTTTGATTCCCATTGCTGGATCATTTGCGTTGAGATAACGAAGCACCGGTGGCAAGATTGATGCAATGCCTGCTGCAATAAGAGCTTTAGGATCTGTGACCCCAGCTGCTGCCATCGAAATAACTGCTACCAAAAAGGCTCTAGCCCATGAACCTGCTGCTACTTTTAATTCATTCATTGACTTGCTCCTAACATAGGTACTTGAAAAAAAGCCGAATCATTGTCAGCTTCTTTTGCAAACGAGATATGGCAGTGGTGGTTGTGTTTGTTTGAACCTTCGTATGGTCGCCATTCCCAAGACTTTTTGTCTGAGGCGATACGACCATCAAAGATAATGTAGGTAATGCGTCTTTCTTTTTTAGACTTGCATAGGAGACGAATCTGATCTGCAAGATCTGGCATGAGGTCTGGCTTAGCCCTACCACTGAGATCACGATCAACATCGATGGCACGAACCCAGCCATTAGCATCGGGATTATGATCGCTAGGGCGAGCTGCGTGTCGGGTATCACCGATCCAACCATCCGATGTGCGGTCACGACTTGGGTATGAGTCATCAAACTGCTCCCGAAGTTGGACAGCAGCTTTACTTAATTGTGGTTTCATGGTGCAACAGGAAACTTCGCATCCTCGGCTTTTCCAGATTGTGCTGGAAGATCACGCAATGCTTGACGATAAGCAGCCCACTTTACTTTGTCTGTTGGTGCATCTGTGTGCATTGTCCAATCAGATTTTGTAAGTTCAGCATTACGCCATAACTTTATCTGTTCCCATTTTTGCTCGTTAGTTGCATCTGGAAACTTTGGGTTAAATTCAAATGTCATTTTATGCCGCCTCATAAGTTGCTCGGAATGAGATTTTATCTCCTGTTGTCCATATCATTGGAGTTGTTGCACTAACACCAGTACCGCCAACATAAACTCCACCAGCTGTCATTACTGCTAATTCAAACAATGATGAACTTGGTTGGCTAATGATTGCATAATACTCTGCTGTGCCTGAATCAAGATAAGTGCCAAAATAACTTACATTTCCCCATAAATTAGAATTGACAGGTGTAGAAATTCTTGCAGGTGAGGCAATAGTAGTTGTGCTACCGAATGTTAATTGAAATTCACAATTGATAGTTTTACCAATTTGTTGATAACGAGCCAGAACGCTTCCATTACCTACTGAAATGTTGGTGTAAGTTATTGTCCAGTTTTGATAAGGATAAAGTGTTGTGGAAGATTTCCAAGCCACTCCAGCAGCTGCTGTGCTGTCTGCTACTAGCAATGTGTCGTTTGCTCCAACGCTTACATTGGCAGGAGTAGAAGCAGCTGTTGCAGCTGCAATAGATCCTTTGGCTGTGTAGGTCGATTTAGGAGTCATTGTCGCCATAGTCGTGTCGATGGCATTACCCATCGTGCGAATGGCTAATGCACCATTTTTGACTAGGTCGGTATTGTCTGGCTCTGGCCAGCTATAATTCGGACTTGTTGCCATTTAGTTTAGGACTCCTGTCGCATTGTTCCAGATAAGTGTAGCATTTGTGGTAGCCCAAGTAATTGAGCTAGGGATAACGGTATCCCATTGTGTCGTGCTAAGTGATAGATCTGTTGCTGTTAAATAAAGGGTTAGATCGACATATGTTGGTGTCGCTCGCATAGCGATATTCTCAACAAAGCCCTCAAATGTGCCACCGAGTAGGTTACTTGGCAGATTGCTGATAAGCATAGGTTGACCGAAGAAAACCTTAATTAAACTGTTACGCATTGCATCTGGCATAGTGGGATTATCAAGTCTAAAAGTAATCGCTTCAAGCTGCGCTCTAGGCGATCTGCGAAGGTTTAACTGACGAGTGGCAATGTCAGTGATCTCTGATAAATTCTTGATGTTAGATTCCTGAGACCGCTCATAAAGTCCATAAAGGGCAATTGAGTCGGTATCTGAGGTGCTGTAGGTAGATCCGTAGCCTGTTGAGTATTTGTAAATAAGGCTGTTACGGATACGGCTAATTGCTGTTGTCGATTTGATGCTAGTAGGCACAGCATAATCAGCATCCAAGAATGTGTAGCCGTTGGCAGCAAGATAATTAGATCGATGATCTGCATCATCAAAGCACACATTGCCATAACGATTCTCATAAACCTGACCAAGTCCAGAGTTAGCAATCTGATCTGTCAATGTCTGGCTTTTGGCCGTAGCACTAGCTGCAAGGGCAATCATTGTATAAAAGCCAGAGTCAACCGTGCCGATATATGACTCAGCATTAGCCCAAGTTACCGTAGGAGGATAAGTCGCCCAAGTAGTTGTAGGAGTTACTTCATTCCAATTAAGGTTTAGTGCGCCATCTAAAATGGCTGCAATTTGAGCACCATCTAGACCTTCTGCAAGAGCTGTGTTATACACAGCCTTTGTCAGTTTAGCCAGACTGCCAATTCCAAGGACTGTGCCAGTTGTGACAAAGCCAGCCTCATTAGGACTGCGGACACCAATAGAAAAATCTGATACTTCTCCACCAAATACGGTGACATAAGATCCAGTCGTATCTTTAAGTTCTAAAAGAATTGATTCCGTAACATTGATGGTAAAAGGCGTGTTGTCAGTATTGACAATTTCTACTTGACAATAACCTGCCGTGGCTTGTCTATCGATGTCTGTACGACCTGAAGCGTACGAAACAGAGGTAACGGATGTATAGACATTGTCACCTACAGTAACGCGCCACGATGGTAGCCATGGCATTAGTAAGAACCACCTCGTAAAGTGCCACGATCTACAGCATCTTGAATGACCTGATTGATCGCATCTGCAATGGCATTAGGGTCGCCCACACCAGTATTTACTGTGATATTGACATTTGCAGCAGCTGGGATTTGTCTGCCCGTGCCGTTATTGCCTAAACCTACTCCTGAACCACCAGATGTGACAGGTAATGTGATAGGAATATCCGCACCCACAAAAGGCACATAACCACCTAATTGTGATTGCTGGTCAGGAGTTAAAGCATTAAAAAAATCTGTTGCGCTAACGCTTGCTGGAAGATTTGCTGTTGCTGCCGCGACTCCAGATGGTGTTGAAAGATTTGCACCTGCGCTGGGAGCAGTAGGCATAGTAAATGTTGGAAATTTAAACTGTGCTAACAAATCCAAGGCAGCTTGTAGATTGGCCAAATTAATCAAATCTTTAGGCATAAGCGTATCAAGAATAGATTTAATATCTAGCAATTTGACACTTTGTTGTTGCAAAGTACCAAGAATAGCCAAATCTGTATTCAGTTTAGCGGTTGCAGCTTCAATGGCTTTTTGATCTCCAGAAGCAATGGCTGCTTCAAGATTAAGAATGTCTTGCTTTACCTTCAAGCGAGCAATATCGTTTGTGATAGCCAATACCTGAGCAGCATTAGTAGCCTTACCCAATTGTTCAGCTTGATTAATTAAAGCTGCATTGAGTTGGATGGCATCCAAATTGAAAATGTCTTGACCTTTAGCAAGTGCAGCATTTGCTCTATCTAACGCTAATTTTGCTTTTTGATCTTTAAGTTGCTGGGAAGTTAAAGCGGTAATTTTTTTAGTTGAATCTAAAGTCTTGACTTTGTATAGACTTTCAAGGCGAGCAAGATCTGCCAAAGCCGATGCGTTATCACCATTGCGATTTTTTGCTGCATTGACATTTTTACCTTCTTTTCTAAAAAGGGCAAGTGGTTGCAAATTTGTTAGGATGTCACTAAAAGTACCTAAAATTGCCCCACCAAGTTTATTACCTTGGATTTTAGAAAGAATTGAAGCTAATCCAACCAAAGTTTCATTAGTTGCTTTTGCAAAGCCTTCCATTTTTTTGGTGACTGTATCTATGCTTTGATCTTGTCCAAGCAATTTAAGGGCATCAATGATACCAATACCAATTGTTTCCTTGACATTGTTTGATGCTACATTGAGTTTGTCCAATGTTCCAGAATAAGAATTGGCAGCTTGCTTTGCAGATCCAGCAAAAGTTGCTGATAACTTATCGACAATATCGTTAAAATTACCTGCTTTAAGATCAGCCTTGGATATACCAACACCCAATTTTGACAAGGCTGTATTGTTGCCCAAATATGCCTTGCTAAGAGCTGAAGTTACAGATTCTAGATCTTTGCCAGTCGATGCCGATATGTCTAATGAGAGTTGTAATAGTTTTTGAGATTCAGCAGAGTTGCGAGTTGCTACGGCTAAACGCTGATAAGCCGGACGCAACTGGTCATCGATGACACCAAATTCACTTTGTAGTTGCTGAATGAAAGCTTCTGTATTTTTAGCGTCACGGCCAAGCCCAACATTTTTTAAAGCAAGGGCTAATTGTTGCTGCGCTTTTTGATCGGCTGCTGCCGCTTTTACCGATGCTTTGCCATAAGCCAGAATCTGTTGAGTACCATAAGCAATACCAAGGCTCTTGGCTAACTTCTTTACGCTTCTTGTTAATTTTTCAGTTGAGTTTTCAGCTGATTTGAAAGCATTTTTGCCAGTAAATTCCGCGGCAATATCAATGACTATGTTTGACATATCAGACCTTTGCCTTTGCGTTTAATTTATCACCAGCAGTTTTAATGGCTTTGAGCACAGCCTCACTGGCTTTGCCATGATTTTCTTCGTAGGCACGAAATAGAACACGACCTTCCATCTTGTCTGTGCCTTTCATGGTAGATCCATATTTACCAGTTTGATTCTGGACAAAGCGACTATTGGGAGTTTTGCGACCCATAGTTTCGTATATTGCTCCAGCTGCCGTCTTATTAAATACGCGAGCCAGTGAAGTAAAACCTTTACGATTTGGCTTGGACGGTGTTGCTTTGTAACCAATGCCAGATTTAGCCAATTTGGCATCATAAGTTGGAAAAGTCGACTGTGAATTTGGACGAGCCAACCATCCGCTTAATACCTGTGTGTTATCTGGCAGATACCCTTTAGCAGCCTTCACAATGGGTTTTAAGGCCACAGCAATCTCTTTAGGTAATTCTTTGCCAAGATCAGGAGCAAACTTGCGTAGAGCCTTACGGAGTTCAACGCCGCCTTTGACTGTTGCTGGCATCTTTGATCTCCTTTGCTTCGTCTTTTAGACCTTGCACCAATGCATCTAGCATTGACTTGTCTAGCTCTAATAATTGCTGTGGCGCGATTCCCAATCTAATGCTTAGCCTAGCGATTAGATAGGTGAACGGAAGATCGCGCTTTAAGCTAAAGGGTCTGAATCGAGCACCTCGACACTTTGTAGTGTCTCAATGAAATCCATACCAAAAGGCTTAACAGATTCACCTGACCTGCGAGTGACTTCCCATGCCAACCAATAAACATCCGATTGCTTTTCCTCATCGCGGAAAGCCTTATGAAAACCCTTTTTAGCATACTGCTCAAACGAATACTCCACTGCTGGAGTTATCTCGCCTTCTAATACGCTTCCATCCGTACGAACGATCTTTAGTTTTGCCATGATTAGCCCCTTAATTTAATTGTTTAGAATGATCCTGTAGTTGCCACTGCAATTGTTGAGTTAGCAGTGAATGTGATTGATTGTGTGCCAATATCGCCAACAGCACCGTTGATGTCTGTTGTGTTATTGACTAGCAATGAAACAGTGTAAAGAGGATTTGTAGCAGAAACTGCTGTTCCCTTTGTCTGTAGGAATACAGCTGTGACTGTTGTTCCCCATGCTGCCTGTAATGTTGCCAATACATTTGCAGATGCTGTGTCGTTTAGGAAATCAATTGTTACAGATGATGCTTCTAAGCCTTTAACAAACTTATGAGCTGTATCGCCCATCGCTGTGACTTCAAGCTGATCGAATGAACGGTTGATTGTTACTGCTGTGACATGGTCAGAAAGATCAACAGAGTTAATCTTAACGCCTACATTGTTATTCAGAAATACAGCCATTAGGATTATTCCTCGTCTTTCTTAGTAGATGCTGGCTTTGGTGCTGGTGTGCTAACCTGCCCGATTTTCTTCAGGAAGGCTTCGTTCTCTAGTTCCCACTCGGACATATTAACTCCAACTCGTAAGGATTGATACGGACATCTCACAGCTGAGCAGATCGCCTGATGCAGCATTGAGAATTCTTGGTGCGCTGATTGCACTTACATTATAGACCAGAGATGATGCCGCTAACTTGGCAAACACACCACAAACAATATCTTCGATACCGTTAAGGTTGCCTTCATTGTCAAACAATGGGACAGTCATAATAATTTTAAAACTGGCCATAGGACTGATTGTGATGTGTTGATTATTGCTGGGTGTTAAATAAGGATCGTCCGGAGATACAATCACAGAATTTGCAAGAACGGTGGCAGGCGGAAAAGCAAAGACTTGATATTTAGTGTTATCTACTAGGGCGGTGGCTAAAGTAGTTCGAAGAGTGGTTATCGCTACTGGAGGCATTAGCCCACCATTGAGCGAGGGTCTAGCGCGTGTGCAATCAATCCTAGCACCTTAGCGAGGAGCTGTGCGCTCATTCGGTAAGGGCTTGGCTGGAAATCGACTGCGTTACTGCCAGAAAGGGTGGCTGTTCGCGCTTGCCAGATTTCAACAGATATCATAAGAGCTGCGTTCTGCACTGCTGGATCTGTAGTCCAGTCGGTCGTAATATCACCAGTAACTAGACCAGCAGGAGAAATTGAATTTTTAAGTGTTGCAGAAGCTGCGCTTATTGTGTAAGTAATTAAATAAGTGCCAACTGCTGTTAATGTCTTTGTGCCATTCCATGCAGATCCACAATTGGTAATAACTACGGAATCTCCAACAATAAATGGTTGAGGTGTATCAAAGTAGAGTGTGGCTGTCGTAGTTGTCTTTGAATGCGCTACTGCAAAAGCTGAATTAACAGCAAGCATTGGAAGTAGGACTGCATCCGATGCGTCACAGACTTCCTGTAAAACGGCATCTGAATACAAAGTGCCTACGCCTAGTGTTGAGCGTAATTCTGCAACTGTTGTAAGTGCCATTTTTATCCTTTCATAAGACTCTAGGGAGTCAGAGGGCTACTGACCCCCTAGAGCGACTTAGTGAGTTTATTACGCCTTGTTGTTCTTAAATGCGCCTGCTCCGACCTTAGTAGCGATTGCTCCAAAGCCGTAGTAGCCGATTGTTACTGAACCGTTAGCTGTTGATTCAGCGCGTAGGCGGTATGTTGGTGACTCATACCATGTGTATGCCTCTGGGTTGACGATGAGGATTGATCCATCTGTGTCTGTTCCAGCTGCTGTGTTAGGTGTTACATAAAGGTTAAGACCAGCAACATTGCCTTGTAGTGCTGTTGGCAATACTGATCCGCCTGCGTTCATTGGGTTTGACGCTGTGTAAATTGGACGACCATTATCGTTCAATGTCATGATGTTTGACCACTGTGCTGTGTTGACGATCATGTTACGAGCAAATGGATTTGAAAGACCAAGTGTTGCATCATAGACAGATGCTGCACCGCGAGCAACGATTCCAAGCAGTGCTGAAGCTGTTGGATATGTTGCTGTTGTTGTTGCGTCTAGTGTTGCACCTGTAATTAGAGCAGCGTTAACTGCTGCATCTGTTGCCTTTGCGTAAGCTGCGCCCATGTTGCGTACAAGTTCATCAAAGAATGCTGGAGATGTACGATCTAGCAATTCGACAGAGAATGTCTGCTGTCCTGCGTATTTCTTTACATCTACTGATAGAAATGCTGAGTTCTGATCTGTATCTGAGAACGCTGCGTTTTCTGCTGCAACTGCAACAGTTGGCATTGCTGTGATCTTTGGGATCTCAAATGTCATACCTGCATCTGGCAATACTCCGCGAGAGATTGCTTCGATTGAAGGACGGATTGTTGTTCCTAGTGGATTGATGATTTCTGATAATTGGCGTGTTGGTACTAGACCAGCGTTATCTGTTGTGTCATCTGCTGCGCGTAGGTATTGACGAGCTGACTCATCTCCTAGAGCTGCACGGATTGTGTTTTCTGCATACTTAGCCGCTGTAATTTCAATACGAGGCTTTGTGAAGTATGCTGCTGAAACAGTTGGGCGAGCAGCTTCAACCGCTGGTGCTTCAACTGGTGTTGCTTCGACTGCTGGAGTGGTTTCTTCCACGGTTGCTGTCTCGCTTTCTGTTGGTTGGATTGTTTCTTCTACAGCAGATTCTTCTGCTGCAATATCAGTGACCTGAGCAGACTTAAATGCTGGCTCGGTTACTAAACTGGTTTCGACCAAGCGAGCAGCGGATACATAAGTTACGCCATCCTTGATCTTTGACTTTAACACTTCTGCTCCGATTGATAATCCAGATTGCAAACCTTCTTCTGCAAGAATAAGAGCTTCAGTGCCGCGCTGTGAGCGACTTACGGAAAAGACTGCGTGAATTGCATCTTCTGATTCGCTAAATGAAACCATGCGACCTAAAGGCTTCTTTGTATCGTGCTGGCTAAGAAGTTTGATTGCCTTGGGATCTGGAATCGAGATAGATCCAGATTCAAAAATGACTTTGCCCATATTTGTCGATCCTGCTTCAACATTAAGAGGCACGATCTTTCCAGATACTGTGCGACTTGCTGAATCTGCTGTCAGATCAGCTGAGAAGGTAACTATTTGGTTCATTGCATACCTTGGATTCCATTAGG